GGATTACTCGTCTACTGCAACACTGGACAACGGGCCAGATTTGCGGCAGAGAAATTAACTGAGCTTGGTTTTAAACAAGTGTACTACATCGCTGGACACTATTCCAGTCTACTTTAGTTTCACACCTATTTTTTAAGAGTCTATCAAGTCTTGATTTCTCCTTATTCATAAATACAGTAAGTTCTGTAATGTCTCCTTCAATTAGAACCTGTCCGTGTTGAGTATTTACATATTTGTAAATTTGATCAACTCTAACAAAATCAACCTTCGTCATCTTTTGGAGTGGAACCTTACTGTGATGTACAGCCAAAACAGCTGCATCCCTCTTAGTCTCTTTAGGAACTACTTCACCTTCATAGCATATAACGACATGAGATCCTGGACATCCGGAAACGTGTAACCACCAATATTTTGGATTACTCTCCGTAGAAAGTTTATCATTCTCTTTAGCAGAATCACCAACTCGGATAGTAATAGAGTCCAGGGATTCATATGTTTTCATTTTATAATCAAACAATAAAAACTTTAATTTAATTTACCCTTTTAAAAAAGTAGTTATAATGTATTTAGATTTTGTACTTGATAGAACGGGTGTACCGGAGTGCAAAAAGGGCCACGCCACTGGGAAAAATATTACTTTACCCTTTTCTGGACGGATAGATACACGATTGTTACATAACATAAAATCGGTAGAACCGCCTTCACTACAATTAAGTGTATTTAAATAAAAAATAACTGCAATGTGTCTATTTTCATTGACGTTAACGTTAGAATCATAGTGCCATTTATAAAACCCATTTTTGTCTACTCTTTGAATTTGATATCCAGTATCGGATATATTTTCAAATATAGTCCTCGCCCAAATCGTATCCCATGCAACACTCAACTCTTCTTCTAAATGTTTCATATAGTATTTTAAACCTTCCCCAATTCTATTATATAAATAACCATCTACATGTGACCAATTTTTTAAATTGGAAATATATAAATCTGTACTTTTTTTAATAGTCTCGTCTATTGTACCAGAACCAATTGCACCAGGTCTTTTTCTGGTATCAGATTCAAATTTATTAATGATATCATCGCATACGGCATCATCAATAAGATTTGGTATTTCGTATATATATTCCATGATACATATTTGTTATAAATCTTTAATTGTTACACGCGGTAACGACTCTTAATATTACTCTTATTCTAAAATATAATGCACGTTGTGTTTCAACCAAGTCCTTCCGTGACACACAAGTATAGGGTTACCCTACCAAACCAACGTTCCATTGACTTTGGCACCAAAGGGGTGTCAACCTACAGTGATCATGGCAATCCTCGTCTCATGAGAGCGCATCTTCTTAGAAAGGGGGCTATAATTCCCAAGAAAGTGCGGATAGAGACAGATCCATACGAAATTCACAGAGGTATGCTCATGGTTGACGAGAGTACCCAGGAAGATTGGGACGATTATTTCAGGACCGACTACTGGGAAAGATGGCTTCTATGGTCTTATCCAAACGTCAACCACGCGAAGTTGTTTATGACCATGCAGAAAGGTATTCTCTTCATGCCCACAAAAGAAGACTTCTGGTTCTGTAATAAAAATGTACTCTAAATATAGATGAGTTGTGCACTTGATAGCACCAAAGTTCAACAAGATGATGGATCTATGAGGGGGATTGAGATTATCCCCGAAGGTTGCCAGGCTGTAAGTGAAGATGTATGTGCATCTGGCTACATGGCCCCAGCCGGTAATGTGACTTTTCCAGTGAATAGCCTCAAACAATGTTGTAAATGTAAAGAGGGTGAAGCTTGCCCTCTTTGTGCAAATCCCACGGCTTGTACAGAGGAGGAAAAAGAGGAGTTTGTCACAACAGGTGACTGTTTTGGTAACGCGATTGCCGAAACATCAGAAGATCAAAAACCCGCTGAAATCAAAACCGAAACCGACCCTACTACAATGTACACCCTAGCCGTTCTCATCATTCTACTTTTACTCATTTTAGCTGGATTTTACTTATTTTCCCGTTGATCCAAAACCATCGGATCCCCTCTCCGTCTCCTCAAGAAGACCGATTTCCTTAATGAGAGGGGTTTCACACCTCTCAAGTACGAGCTGCGCAATACGATCACCCTTCTTGATTTCAAAGTCTTCTACACCATGATTGAATAAGACGACTTTGATTTCACCGGTATAGTCAGGGTCAATGACACCTGCTCCAACCTGAATACAGTGCTTAGCAGCTAGACCGGAACGCGGAGCGACGCGACCATAACAATCTGGTGGAATACGGAGAGCTATCCCAGTACCAACGAGTGCGTTACCTGCCTGATGTGGTACAACAATGTCAACATTGCTGTACAAATCGTATCCAACAGCACCATCAGAACCACGAGTTGGAAGAATAGCATCGTAAGCGAGTTTTTTAACTCCTAGAGGCATTTCTACTTTAGATTAGTTTACTATCCTTAAGTCTGTTTGAGAACATCGCGGAGATATACCTCTATCACGACGCGACTTAAGTACACTATAAATACCGCAACACGCGGTACCATATATAACTAGGGGTGCGGCTAAGATCAGTACCCACATTATAATATTAGTGTATAATATAATATGACCAGGGTTAATAAATCGGGGAAAAGAATTCCAATCTTCACACCTCTTAATGAAAATGCTAACGATCTTGTGAGAGGGTATTTCATGAGGGATAGCGAGGGTGGCTACGCTCCCAAAAATTTCAAGATTAACAATAACGCAGAAAAGAATAAAAAGATTAGAGCAGTTCGGGCGAGAGAAATTCAGGCGCTTCACAACCCTTCTATAATGATGCAAAAACCTTATAAGAAGTCTACTAAAAAGAAGAAATAAATGTAATATGAGTAAAAATGATAAGATTCTTATTCATATAACAAGTTCAGACTTGCCGGGGATCGAACCCGGAATCTTGGATTAGAAGTCCAAAGTGATATCCATTTCACTACAAGCCCATAGATGCTGAGAGCGGGGTTCGAACCCGCGCGTGCATAGCACAGACGATCTTAAGTCGTCCTCCTTAGACCACTCGGACATCTCAGCGTACTTACCTTTGTCCCACCCTATTTATCTTACGAGTTAAATCTTTAAGCATTTGGGTGGTGGTTCAAATGATAACCTTTCTTCAAGTTCTTTACGCTGTTTTAATTTTTTTATGTCTGCTCCTTGACAGTCGTGCACTTCTAGACGAAAGCATTTCATACAGAATTGACCTTCACAGTATTTACAATCCATGGGAACACCACACTTCTTTTTACACTTGTCACAGGGCATTGTTATTAATAACTGAGATAAAGATTTCGTTGTTATTTATTTCAGTAGATGTCTCTCACTTACGTTAAAACTTTTCCAATTCGGGCCAAACTTACTGAATATAATCATCTTAAAACTACTCTAAAGAAGTCTACTAGTGGATATGGGTCTGCGCTATCTGCGTCTTATTTCATTACACAAGGTGCTGATCAAGGTGTTTCAGCGGCTCTAGGTGCCGTTGCATCCTATGCTTATGTTTCCCTACTCTCTGAGAGGGTTGACAATCTTGAAAAGGCTGCATTTCAAAAGGAGTTTCTGGCACCTTTGTGTGCCGCTGCTTTTGAAGTGTCGTGGAATAATGCCCCATTTGCATTTGACTTTGATTATGGAGCCACGTTTGTTGGTTTCCTAGCTTATAAATTTGCACTCTCCACTGTTCTATTTGAATCTGTCAAGGACATGATGATTGAAGACGGTGAAAAAGCTTACGACACGAGTGAGAAAGTTTACAATGATCTATCCGATTGGGGTAAAGATCAGCATGGTGAAGTTGAGATTGAGATTGAAACTTAAAGATTGTTATTGTTGTTTTGTAAATGTTATGTTGTTTCAATAAACGTATTCTATCTGCTGTAGACGATTCACTCCCTATTTTTGATTTAAGAAATTATAAAGGATATGCAAAAATAACAAGTGTATATGATGGAGACACATTCAACGCGGCTATCATTTTACATGGTCGCGTTTTAAAGTTTAAATTTCGTACACTTGGTTATGACTCACCTGAAATGAAACCAGGTCTTGGTATGATAAATAGAGACGATCATATTCATTATGCCAAACTCGCCCGTGATTTATTTAAACAAGAATGTGGTTTTGACGATCGCGCCCCACATCAGGTGTGGAACCCCTTTATATGTAGAAATAAGGTTAATGGGTGGATTTGGATAGAGTGTGATAAAATGGATAAATATGGGAGACCTG